GTCTCGTGTGATGGAGTGGAGAGCGGCTCCGGCCGGCCTATTCCGGCCGGAGCGCCTCGGTTGTCGCTGCTATCCGTGATCAGCGACAGTGCGTGGGCCTCACCGCTCGCCAGGCTCAACGGACCTGGCTGCGGCTCCCTGCGGCCTCTCTCGGGGGTATGTGCTCGCTTGCTGATGCCGCCTCGCTGTTGCGGGGCGGCATGGACAAGCGCCGCGCTTAGTCGAGGTACGGGTTGACGATGACCTTGACTTGGTTGAACAGCGGGTTGTCGCCGCCGTTGGCCAGCGTCTTCACGGCGAAGATGCTTTCGGCCGCGGACTCCAGCGAAGTCGGCACCATGATCACGGTGGGACGAACGCGCAGCGGGCGGCCGTTGTCGCCCTTGAGGCCGCGCATCGCGGCGCGCACCGCCTTGAAGTTGTCGGCGGTCAGATCCTTGTCGCAGGCGTGGGCCAGCTGCCAGAGCGCGAAGCCGGCCGCTACCCGCGCATCGGCTCCGTAGATGACCTGGCCCTGGAAGAACACGATGTCGTCGGTCGCCTGATCCTTGCGCACGAAGTCGTAGTCCTTACGCTTCTGCCAGATCATCGGCTTGACCACCTTGGTGTCATCGAACACATACCAGGTGGGCTTGTTGCCTGCCTCCGTGGTGAGGTTCGACGCCGGCGTGATCTTGCCCTTGATGTCACTGACCGGATGGTCGCTCGCGAAGAACGCCTTGCCGTCGTAGCACTTGGCCGTGCGTCCAGTCTTGAGCAGATCGAACACCACCTGGTCGGGATGCTCCTTGGCATCACGGCCGAGCTGCTCGAACACAGGCGACAACGTGCCAGTCTCGTCGTCCTCGATCTGCGTCTTCTTCACGCCGACCGTGTTTTCGAATTCCTCGTTGGCGATGGTGAAGTCGTGCGTGGTGAGCGCCTGGATCACGCGGTCGCCGACCCACTTGCGAAAGCCGGTGCTCTGACCGAGCCAGCCGTAAACCTCCTTGCTGGTCTTGGACGGAACCGGAGTGCAGATGTGCTGATAGAAGGTCTCGCCGGCATCAAAGCCCTTCTGGAACAGGGCTTTGAAGCCCTGGAAAAGCGCCGTCATCAGCTGCGGCGTGATTGCGACTCGCGACATGTTGGTTACTCCTGTTGAGATCGGTGATCGAGCTGCGCAGCGCTTAGCTGAACTTGACCCAGACGCCGTAGTCGTCGACGTCGAAGATCACGCCGGCCACCGGACGCGCGTTGCTGTTGCTGGTCTTGGCCACGGTCTGGTCGTCGACCACGTAGCAGTTGGCGCCGATGTCGGCCTTGGTGATTTCGTCGGTGGACGTGCTGTTGCCGAAGGCGAACGTGCCCTTCTCCACGTTCACGCCTTCACCGGCTGCAGCGTCGGCCGTGAACACGCCGACGGTCTTGTTGGCGGCGGTGGCACTGGCTGCGACACCGGCGCCAGCCGCGTTGATCTGCGCCATGCCGCCGAGAAAGCCTTGGGCACCGGCGGCCATCGTGAGATACAGCAGGTTGCCCATCTTCTTCGCGGTCTGGCGCGAGGCGGTGAGAGCGGTCATGACGGTTTACTCCGAGGGAACTGCGTTTGAAGAATGTGCGGGCGTGTTGGCGATTGCCTTACTGCACGCCCTTGAGAAACTCGGATTCGCTGAGGCCCAGCGAATCGGCGACCGCCTTCTGCTGCGCGTTGAGCGCGGTCTTGGTCTTGTCTTCGGGCGGCTTGCCGGTGATGGTTTCGCCCGGTTCCACAATGACCGGTGCGGTCTTGATGAAGTCGTCGAACTTCTCCATGCCGCCTTCGGCCATACAGGTCGCGCGATAGAACTCGCGCGACGACGGAACGATCTTTCCAGCGGCCTGCGCGGCATCGAGCTTCTGTTCGACGGCCTTCTCGCGCGCCGTCTTGGCGTCGTCGGAGATCTTCTGCTCGGCGTTGAGCGCGCGGGTCTTCATGCCGTCGAACTCGGCGCGCGGCACGAACAGCTGCAGGTCCGGCGTCTTGGCCGCATTCAGCGCGGTCTGGTGGTTGGCGATCATCGCGTTGAGGGCGACGAGGGCTTCGGCTTCACTGGCCGTCTCCGGCAGGCCGAGGGCTTTGAGTAGCGATTTCATAGACAGTGACTCCGGGGGTAGATCGTCGACGTCCTCGTCGAGAATCGGCGCGTTGAGCGCCAGGTCGAGGTTCGGGTTGTTGCAGAGGGAGACGCGCACGAGGCGCGTGATGCGGCCGGCGCCGTCGTAATCGAACACCGGAGAAATGAAGGCGTATTCCTCGCCCTCGATCGCGGCCTTGCCGCGAGCGTTCCAACGCGGGAATCCCCAGATCGCCCCATCGCGCACTTCGAGGTCGCGACCGTTGATCCAACCGGCTGCAGGCGACTCACCGCCACGCGGAGCCGCGAGGTCGGTACTGTGGTTGATGTCGATCGTGATGCGTTCGGGGCTGTTGCGAACGACCAGCTCGGGCTGGTCGAAGAACCAGCTGCGGCCGTCGCGGCCACGGACTTTGCCGTCGCTGTCGGGCGCAGGAATGCACTTGAGTTCCGTCGGCACCTGGCCAGGGCCGTGTTCCGGAAGCTCGTTGCAGAGAGCAAGGCGGTTGCGTTTCATGCCGCCAGTGTCCTGGTCGGCAGCCTCTTTCCTAATGCCGGAAATGTTTCGCCCCGCACTAGGCGGGGCGATGACGAGAGGTTAGAACCACAGCAGCACTACGGTCAAAGGCGATCTAGATCGCTAATATCAAAGGCCCATAACTGGTGACGTGATATGAAACCTGACTGCATTTGCTGCAAACGACCTGGCGAATATTCAATCCTGCTTGCGGAAGGTATGGGTGCCGAAGGCGAAGGCATTCGCTGGTATATCCCCAATCAACGAGTCAGAGAGGCAATTGGCTTCCACGATGTGCAGCGAGAGGTGTGGTTCTGCCGTTCGTGCATGAGGACGCTGGAAGATAATTTTCGAGCGACGATTGCTTACTTGACGGCCGAGGGCGGCAGTTGGTTCGCCCCTAAGAGAAGTCCCACGCCAGAGGCGTAAGCTCGCGCGGCAGTCGATGCTTACCGCGAGCCATCGGGTGAGTCGGGAATCCCATTGCGGTTCTGCCGAGGCAGCAGATCGGCGATCGAGCACTGCGAAGAATCGTGGCGATCGGGCGAACGCGCGGCTGCACGACCGCGTGAATGGCTCCCCAAGCCACGATGATCAGCTGAGCGCCGTCGACGGCATTACGCAGATGCGCGTCGTTGGTCGCAATCGCATCGCAGTCCAGTCCGCTGTTGCGAAGCCAGTGCAATGCGTCGGTGGGCTGCGAAGTGCGAATCGGCAGCAGATTACCGACGGTGTAACCGCCGAAGCCCCATCGATAGAACCAATCGTTGAGGCGCAGGATGGTCTGGTCATCGCCGAATGCGTCGGCGATGCTCGGGTTGTGCATGCAGACGAAACCTCGCGGGCCGGCGATATCCCAGAAGCGATCAAGCGTCCACCGGAAATGTCCGCAGTCGCTGAGCTTGGCACTGCGATGCATCAGCAGATCGCTCATGCCCAGCGCTCCATGATGAGCCGCCCCCATGACAGCCAGAGCCCACGCGCCCAGATGAAGGCGTAGATCAGGCTCACGATCAGCACACCGGTCTGGTGCGTCTCCAGAGCTGCGATAATCCAGGCCGGTTGGCCGAGGCATCCGCAGACCGGAGCCCAGCGGCGACGCCGCTCGCTGGTTTCGGTGGCCAGCCAGATCGCGCTGACGCCGAAGACCAGAATCCACCACTGCGAAAGCCCCATCAGGCGATCCCCCAAAATGCGGCCCTCTGAGCCGTTTTCCGGCCCGAGGCGCTGCGACGACGCGCGTAACGCGCCTCAGCGGCCTCAGAGCCGCGCTTTAACGCCCCTTTAAACCGTCCGCTCATCTTTCGGGCGCTGCGAAGGCGCGGTTTCGAACAGATCGGCCTGGAGCGACCGGCGAGCGGCCTGCTCGACCACGTAGCGGAATTTGTCGCCGCGATCACCGCGACGGATGTTCAAGACCTGGCGTTCCGTCAGGTCGTGCTTGAGTGCCTGGTCCTGCAGCTTCTCGCCTGCGGCGGCGGCAGCGCGGATCTCGCGGTCGCGGATCTCCATGAGAATCTTGTCGACCTTGGGAAGGGTCACATACGGCTGGCCGGTAAACAGGCGGGCCAGGTTGCGGGCCGGCTCCTCGCCGATGATTCGAGCGAACAGCATCGCGTCGGCGCCGCGCGGCACGCGGGCCTTGGTGCCGCCCTTCTTGCGCAGCAGGCGCACGGTCAACGGCATGCCGATCACCGCCACGATGTTGCGCAGCTGCGGCGCAACCAGGCGGCTGATGTCGACGTTGGCCAGATCGTCGCTCACGGCCGGCGGGCCACCGCAGTCTGGTAGCAGCCGAGGCAGCACTTGGGCTGCTCGATGTCGACGGGGAACGCGCAGGCGGCCTCGAGCTCGCCACGCCACCAGCGCAACACCTGGCTCATGACCGCCGGATACGAGGCAAAGCTGCGATGCATGGCGTCGAAGCCGAACAGCCTCGACGCGAGGATCGCGCCGCGCTCGTCCCAATCTGGTCCGAAGAGCTGCTGCAGCTCGGCGCTGAGCCGCCTGATCGCGTCGTTGTGCAGAGCCGCGACGATGCCCACGAGCTGGTGACCGGCGCAGAGCTGCACGCGGTCGCGTTTGAACATGCGCTTGGCCAGCCCGTCGGCATAAGACCAGTCGCGGCCGGCGTCGGCGAGCAGGGCTTCGATCTTCTGCAGCTCCTGCCGGTCCGATACCTGCATGTTGCGAGGGCGGCCCTTCCACGGAGCCAGCTTCACGTTCTTGGGGTCGATGACCTTGAGACGGGATTCCAAGTGTTGGATGACCTGGCGGCGGCCGTGGCTGTCAAGCTCCTTGCTCGACTGCACACGGCCATGCACGAAGAGGACATTGCGATAGTCCTCGTCGTCGAACTTGCCGGTCTTGATCAGCGCCGTCCGCAGGATCTGCAGGCGCTGCTGCTCCCGGACGTGCTGAGGCTTGGCCGGTCTCACGCCAAGCCCCTGGCAACATGTTCGACCGCGTCCTCGGACGGTTTGATGCCGCGCTCGAAACCGGCGCGCAGAATTTCGAGGCAGCGATCCACATTGACCTCGGGGCCACCCGCGATAAGCCCGTATTGGCGCGCAGAATCGAGCGCCAGCAGGCCCTCTGCGCAGTCGACGGCCTCCTGCCATTCCGTCCGGGTTTGTGGATCGCGTGGCGCGGACATGGCTCAGCCCAGCAGGCTCGTCTGCAGCGGGTCAGGCTTGAGCACACGCGGCATCGGCTCCGATTCCAGAGCTTCAACCGGCTCGCACTCACGCACGCGCAGCTTCAGCGCCGCATCGGACTTCAAGAAGCCTTCGATGCCGCTCTTGATCATGTCGATGTCGTCGCCGCCGACGAGATCGCCCATCGACTCAGCCCAGCGATCGATCGCCGGCTGCAGCTTGTCTTCAGTGAATACCCACGCTCTCATGTTGTTGCCTCACTTTGGTCAGGTGCCATCCGTGGCAGTAGTCGCACACGTAGGTGCGGAGTTGGACGCCCGGTCGCTCACGCTGGCAGCGGTCGACCGAACGCAATGCTTTTTCCTCGTCGCCATAGCGCGCCTTGCGCAGGCAGCTCTTGATCCAGTGCTGTACTTCCGCGTTCGTCACAGCAGCAATCTCCTCTGGCCTCCCAGGTCGGGCTGGGCCAAGCGCTTGAGTTGACGGATCTGGCGCAGGCTGGTGAGAGCCCGCTGCCGGAGGAACTTGATGGACGCCTGCAGCTCGTCCGGTGTGGCGGCGATGTGATAGCCGGCCTGCGGGTCTGCACAGACCGCAATGCCTTCGTCGCGCAGCTGCTCGACGAGCTGGCGCAGATAGCGCTCATCGCCCGACGACCAGGTGCCGCAAATCTCGATCACCAGCTTGCGAGCCGTAACGCCCTTGGCTCGGCCGACGTGGTTCGTCAGCGCAGCGAGCAAGGTCTGGCGATCGAGGGAGGACATCAGCCTTCGCGCTGCCGACGGATGAAGAATTCGGCCTGCGTTTCATCCGGCCGCTGGCCTGGCGCGAGCTCGATCCCGTCAGGGCCGGTCTTCATGCGGCGTACCGGCAAGCGCTCCAGCAGATCGCCGACGGCAGATGCATCGCCACCCTGGTGCGCGCCGCGATTCCGGCTCCCACTGAGACGCTGTTGATCGGCGAGCTTCTCGATCTGCGCCACTTCCGCCCCACTCTTCGCGACGGCGACCTTGATGAGATAGGCGTGCGTCTTCAGCGGCAGCGTGAGCCCATCGCGGTTGTCGAGCATCTGGTGAATCACGCTCGCGAGCAGCTCCGGCGAGGCGGGATAGTGCTTGCCGTAGTAGTCGACGCCACCGGCCGTGCACATCGCCTGCAGCCCGCTGACGATGTCGCAAGCGCGATCCCAGGTGAGGCCCTTGGTCTTGAGCGGGCGGAACAGCGCCGCGTACTTCTGCGCGATCGGCACCAGCGGCGCAGGAAGCTTCGACACCAGTTCGTTGAAGCGGCGCGCGTTGGTGTCCGTCGAGAAGAACTCGATCGATCCGTGGGCACCACAGCAAGAGCAGGTCAGGCGCATGGCTACTCCAATGCCTCGTGCATGGGTGCGCCCATCGGGCGGCGCAGATCTGCAGCCCTGCCCTGAGTGCTTCCAGCCGCGTAGTCGCCATACTCGCGCTCGGATAGCTGCCGTCCCTCGTTACGAGCGTTCACCTGCAGAGAGCCAAGCGCCGGGTGCTTGTTCTTCATAAAAGCCGTAATCGCAGCCTGAGCGACTCCATCGTTCGCGAACTTCCGGATCTGCGAAGCGACGGTAGTGACCCAGCCCTCGCAGAACAGATCGGCCCGGCGAGTGCGCGTTGTCTGCTTGCAGCGCGAGAGCTTCTTGTCGATGTGCGCGGAGCGCGCTTTCTTCAGCTGCCGAAACATGACGGCGAACGTGTAGCTAGCAAGCTCGGGAGCGGCACCGACACCGACATAGTTCCAAGTCGCGAAGGCGTTGAAGTTCTTGTAGCCCTGCATGTGGATCACATGGCAGCCAAACGCATCGCCAACGATTCCCGCCAGGGCGACTTCCCAGCGTGGCGGCTTGCGTGCGGCTCCGGATGGGGTCGAAACCTCACTGGCCTCCGACGCGATCACATCGTTCTCGGTGATGCCGTGCTCGGCCATCATCTTCTGCGCCTGGCGGAGCGCGATAGCCGCCTCGTGCTCGTTACTGCTGCGGGCCAGGCGCATGCACTTCTTGATTTTCGCGATGAGCTTTTCGCGTTCCGTGCTCATGCGTCCGCTCCCTTCGCACGTCCGGCCGCGTAAGACGTAACGGCCCGATCGGTGATCTGGCGGCGGTAGCGGTGGCAGATGTTGAAGAGCGCTTGCTGCTGCGCGAGCGTGATGTCCTGCCCCATGTTGATGCGAAAGCGGATGCCGGCGACGACCTCGGCCGTGCTGCCGCCGCGGCCGAAGCCCACGCCGTTCAGGGCGATCAGCGCGCGACGATTGAACTCGGCGACGTTGGGGACGGCTGGGCCGATCAGTGTCTTGGTCTCGGATGCCTCCGGAGACGCCGGCAGCTCGATCTTGCCGAACTGCTCGGCGAAGGCGGCCAGCTCCGCGAACTTGTGGATCGAGAGCGTCATTTGTCGAGCCCCAGCACCACACGCCAGTCGTCCTGGATGTCGAGATAGCGCGCGTTGCGTCGCGTGTAGACGCAGCCCCAGACGAAGCCGACACCCAGCGCGACGAGAGCGAGCAGCAGCGAGTAGATGATAGGCAGGCTCATGCAGACACCTTGAGCTCGCCGCTCTTGATCTTCTTCGCGGTCCAGTGGACGCCGATGGCGAAGCCGGAGATCGCCAGCATGGCGGAATAGAATGCCGCAAAGCCGAGGATGATCAGCTGCGCTTCCATCACAGCACCGCCATGTCGAGCGCGATGGGCTCGTAGCGATCGGAGTCGCCGACGCGCTGATATAGGCGCACGTAGGTGGACGAGCCGACGGTGCGGATGCTGTCCTGGATGGCCTGCATCGCGCGCAGCCACTTCTCGTCGGTGATGTCGAGGCGCTTGAGGCCGAGCACGCGATCGGTGCTGATCTTGCCCTGCTTGTCGACCTGGAAGGCATCGTTGATGAGGGCGCGAATCTCCGGGCGGCTGCCCGAGGTCCAGTCCTGGATGCACTCATCGATGAGAACCTTCGCCGCCTGCAGCCGTTCGTCGAAGGCGAGCGAATCCGACACCTGCCGGATGATCTTGAACTGGCCGTCGAAAGTGGTGAGCGTGAGGTTGCCCTTCTTGCCGCCGACCTTGACCTGGTATTGCTCGCAGCTCAGCTCGACGAAGGCGGTGATCTCGTTGAACAACCACTTCTTGTAGGCCGCGAGCTGCTGCGCCATCGCCTGGCCCCTGGCGATGCCTTCGCGCACGAGCTGGTCGCGCGCACGGTCGATGGGCTTGACCATCTCTTCGGGGACCAGGCGGCCCGAGGCGTCCTGCCAGTAGCCGTTGTGATTGCTTGCTTCGTTCATGGGTTACCTCGATGACAGATTGCGGTTGCACAGCACCTGGTACTGGTGCCGTGGACGGATGACTCGCTCGGTCATCGCGTTGGGGGCGACGACATCGATACCGATGCCGGCGAATGGACGGAGCCGAACACGCCGGGCGGCTCGACGGCGTAGGAGGATGATCAAGCGCAGCGATGCCGCGCAGATCACGATCAGCAGCACATACGTGAGGCTCATCACACTGGCTCCTTGCCAGCGTCGTCGCTGGCTTTGATCAGGGAGTGAAGGCAGCCATCACGGCAGGCGTGATAGAGCTTCACGCGCATGGGATTGGTGGCTGCGAAGGGGGCGCGCTGGTGCTCGATGCACTTCTGGCGGCCGATGTCACCGACAATCGGGCACTTCACCCGCGCGCCCATCAGGCCACCTTCAACCGCCTTTTGAACGCGGTCCAAGCCGGCGTTGTACTTGCCGTTGAGCACGGCGCTGAGCATCGCGCCGCTGTAGCCGAT